ATTTGACAATAATATAAAGTCCTATAAATTTGAGATAGTTATATAAGGAGTGAATTATGATTAATAAAATAACAAAAGAAATGGCAGAATTTTATGTGCCAAAATTAGAAAATTCTAATCAATACATAGAATACTATACAGATTTTTTATTTAACTTATTAAATGAAAAAATAACAGTAAATGAACTAAGACAAGAATTAAATTCTATGTGGCAAGATTATACAAGGGAGGAACAATGAGAGAAGCAAAAGATATTTGTTATATTTGTGACAAAGTAGAACCTACACCGAGTATGACATATGTAGATTTAGAAAGTACACATGATGATAGATTAGTATGTGATGAGTGTAAGGAGGGAGAGAATAATAATGAACAACAAAGACAGAGTGAAGAAAATTAAAAATCTTTTGGGTTTGAGGGGCGCAGATAGTGAAGATGAATATTATCGTGTTGCAGATGTCCTCTGTGACCTAAAACATTTTTGCGACGCTAAAAAAATTAATTTTCATGACGAATTAGATATGTCAGAAACATTTTATGAACAAGAAAAGGAGTACGAAGATGAGTAAATTTAAAGATTGGATAATGGACGAGGAGGAGAGAGATCAAGAGATAGAAACCAAAGAAGAATTTATAAGAGAAGTTAGAGCAATATTAAACGCAAATGAAAAAATTTATGATGTTGGTTTAGCTCAAATTGTCGATATGGTGCATGAATTAGCAGAATCATATAGATATTAAGAGAGGAGTAAATGAAAGTGAACAATAGGATAGAGGACATAGTCAAGGATATCGAGAAACTACGAGATAAACACGCCCCAGACAATACCCCCGACAGAGAGAAGTATGACGAGCTGATTGATAAGTTAGAGGGCTTGTATAGAATGATGATAGCGCAAGGCTTCATAAACTAATGAAGGGCAAGTATTCGTACGATAATGTACAACCTGACTACATAATCAAAAAAAATAGCGGTGAGAAACTAATGAAGCGAAAGTGTTATCATTGCAACAAAGAATCATACATGAGTAAATTTCAAAGGTGGTGTTCTGCGCAATGCAAGTACAATGCCACCAAAGATTATGATAGCTTTACTCAGGACGATTATAAGGTCAGTAAATAGAAAGGAGTAAGAATGATAGAATGGATAATGGATCTATTAAAAAAGTTGATAGAGAATAACGATTAATCCTCAGAGGCTTCGATAACTTTAACTTCCATACCGATAGACTCGCCGTTAATGACGTTGTGATCTCTAATCTCTTTTAACTTGGCTTCCAACTCAGGTCTAGTCATGTTATCGAGTGAGGCGGTCACAACTTCTTTGCGGTCAATATAAAAACCAGCTAACTGACCACGACGATACTCTGCCTGAACTGCTGGACCCAACTGACCATTGGCAACAGCTTGTTCTCTTAGTCTTGATAGCTCACGCTGGTGGCTGACAAAAGTAATCTTACTAGCCTCTGCATACTCTCGTTGTAAGTCCTCAATGGCTTTGACGACATTGGGAAAGTATTTAGGGTTTCTTAAATTACAAGCTTGAGATACCGCTGAACGCTCAGAATATCCAGCTTGTCTTGCACATTCTGTGGCGGTCAAACGACCATTCTCTTTTACAAATATCTCAACAAATCTCTTTTGTTTAGGTGACAGTTCACCATTTTTTATCTTGGGCATTTTTTTACTTTAATACACTTTTACAATTCTGTATAGAATTTTTTAATTCAATATTATAATTAATAATACTACTTTCAGTTCAAAAAAGACATATAGAGCGAGTTACCTGTGGTTACCTGTGGTTACGTCATAGAAGTAACCATACTATTGTTGATTTACAATGGTTTTTGACTAAGGTTACGTGGTTACCTCTGTTTTGTCGAATTTACAAAAACATAAATCACTTTCAGTTTAAAATATCTATAGGAAAACTCATTATTGACAATAATTCCTAAAAAGTTATATTTAAATAGGGCTAATGACGATTCCTCCTTTCTATAATACACGACCCCTTCTTCAAGGTCATTTTCATTGAGCATTAGCCCACAAAAATGATATAAAGTGTGTTATGAAAAAAAAGCCACAAAGCGAGAGTATCTACCCCATGGTCCTTGTTTCGTGGCACGACGCCAAAGATGGAGAGTCAGGTTGGCATGGTATAGACGACATCAAGAAAGAAAAGTTGGCGCTATGTCATTCAATGGGGTGGATGATATACAAGGACAAAGAAAAAACAATCATTATGGCAGATTACTCGGAGTTTGACGATCAAAAAGACGGCGGACGTCACATTATTATTCCGTCAGGCTGGGTGAAATCCATAGCATTTTTAGACATACACAGAATGGAGAGAAACTAATGGATATGCAAAGACTATTAAAATCAGTACGTGACCATGAAGGTTACCGCAACAAAGTGTACCTCGACACATTGGGAAAGAGAACTGTGGGCGTCGGCCACCTCTGCGTCGAAGATTTTTGGGAAGATGATAAAGAATACGACGAACAATTTTTAATGGAAATATTAGAAAAAGATTTAGAGAACGCCATATCAGGGGCAGAAGAATTACTCGGTGAGTATACGGTCCATGATCAGTGCAAAGAGATCTTAGTTGAGATGGTATTTCAGCTAGGAAAAACTGGCGTGAGTAAGTTCCGCAACATGTGGTCAGCGTTAAAAGAAAATACACCACCAGATTACAAAACCGCCGCGGCCGAAATGCTCGATTCGCGTTGGGCCAAACAGACGCCGAACAGAGCAAAGAAAATGTCAGAGCTTATGGCAAGTCTTGCATAATGGAAGAAGAAGTCATACCAGAAGTATGCCCTATTTGTGAGTTTGACTTGGAGGACTGCGATTGTTTCACATACTAATAATTATATTCTTACTACTTATCACGATTTTATTGGGTTTTTTATGTATTATGATCTATGCAATTGGAGATCAGTTGCATGAGAGCCGAGATCCCAATAATAAAAGAGATTGATTTTTAATCTTCGCTTAGTATAAAATAGGAAGTTTACACTATATACAAGGAGATTATTATGAACATTGATGAAATGAAGAGCGTTATTGTCTACTTAACAGACAAAGTAACCAAATTAGAACAAGAGAATATTGCACTATCAAATAAAAAAATATGTGAATGTGAAGAAGAAGAAGAGGCATCAGTGCCTGTAGGGAACAACATTATTAGGTTATTTCCTTACACGGAGGCGTAAGCGAATACGGCGACGATTGCGTCTCTTTTTGGACCCTATTTTACGTCGCCCCTTATGCTTTTTCTTTTTTAGAACGGAGCTCATCTTTATCCTGATCTGACTGTTGGATCCTTGCTCTCCAATAATCTCTTTCTTTCTCTGTTAAATCTTCCCAGCGTGAGTGTTTAAACCCTGTCTTATCAACTTTGTATCTTAGGTTCTTTGCCCTTTTATCATACACAGTTGTTTCAGTCATGAAGTCCACTAATATTTTTTTCGTGCTTTTTCCATAAACGACGGCCCTCTTCTAAAGTTATTTCCCAATCAATGACATCAAACTCTTTTGTAGAACCGTCAGTATAATGAACTCGGACGCGATTAACCACGTCACCTGACTCTTGATTTTTTTCTTGAAATCTTACGACGCCACTAACTATTTTTTTTGTCATCCTTTACGTGGCCCTGAGGAGGCATATTTGTAAAGTAAATGGAACGCACATCTTTTATGGCGTGTTGTAGTTCGGCTTTCTCTCGTAATACTTTGTATAGTTCTTTGATATGTTCAGCGTGATCATGTTCTTTACTTGTGATGTACGCTGGTACACTTGTTAATAAAACTTCTTTAGCTTCTAACTCTGATAGATCTCCTATCATTTTATTTAAAACTGATATGTATAATGCTCTCTTTACGTTATCTTTATTCTGTTGTTCTTGCACTGTGGTCCTCTCCATTCTGTACGATTGGTTGATTACTTTCTTGTTCGTGTTCTTTGTCAATTAAATAATGTAAATAAGAACCCATAGACATATATTTCTTTTGTGCCATGGGCTTTGCCTTATTGTACACATCAATTTTTATAGCTACAGATTTATACTTAGTAACATCTGTCATTTCTTTCTCCTAAATATTATATCTTTTGTCATATAATAATAGGTATATATGGGAATTTATATGATAGTCAAGGATAATTTAAGTATCTGCTTTATATAAAATATCCTCTAAACTAGCGGCTTGAACACAATTAAACGACAGGGTGACATATCCTTCTAAGTCCATGAGGTCCTCTTGAACCCATTGATAATATTCATTACATTCTTCGTAGTCAGGGTGAGTAACTTCAGAGGCTACTCTTAAACATTTTTGATCTACGCCCATACCTACACACATCCAACCAATTAAAAAATATTTTAACATTTACTCCTTTTCGATATACTCGAATTCTACTTTCAACCTTATCTGTTCCTTGGTCCGTTGTCTAATAATCTTTGAGCCTGGTCGCCAACTTTTTGTCCTGCGTGATGTTGTCTTAACATCTATCAATCTAACCTCACCAGTTTCGTGGTGAACTAATACCATATCAATAGGACCTGAACTAGATACGTTTTTAAATACCTCATAGCCTTGCTCTAAGAATTTAATTATGGCTTTGTACTCGCTAATATCACCAATTACCCTTTTTTCATTTCTCCCCATGATGATCCTATGTCCATGTCTACTTTTAAAGGCACCTTTAATTGCACTGTATTTTCCATAGCTTCTTTTATTTTTTGAGCTTGCTCTTCAGATTCAATAGAACAATTTAATTCATCGTGAACTTGTATGTGAGATACAATACCTTGTTCATACAGATCAACCATAGCTTTCTTAGTCATGTCTGCGCTTGATCCTTGTATTAATCTATTCAAAGCTTTGTAAGTCCATGCACGTTTTAAGTCACGTCCATATTCTTTCTCTGCCTGCCATAATGGCAGTGGTTTATGTATACCAAATGCTTTTGGTTCCCATGTATCAAATCTACATTTACGACCTAATAACGTTCTAAGAAAGCCTACATTTTCTGCTTTACGAGTTGCCTGTTCCATTAATTGTTTTACAAACGGAACATTAGCGTGGAACTGTGTGAACAAATCCTCTGTTTCGTCTTTGTCTAATCCGAGCTCACTTGCGAGTTTACCTTTACCCATACCATACATCATACCTAAATTAATTGTTTTCGCGGTGCTTCTATCAATACCCGCCATGTCAGCTACTGCTTGATGAAAGTCTGGGTCCTCGTGTTTATAAGACTCAATAACTTCATCTGCACCTTTTAATCCACCGCCAGTCAATGCAGCGAAGTGAACTAACACTCTTGGCTCTTGCTGACTATAATCAAAGCTACCCCACTTACATTTATCATCAGGAACAAAGATAGACCTGATCATTGGTCCGATATCCTTATTTCTTGCTGGGATCTGCTGGAGATTAGGATTACTGTAACTAAATCTTCCTGTGACTGTGCCACCACTCTCACTACGCATTTGGTGTATATCTGCGTGTATACGACCTCTGTGTTCATGTGTGAGTATCGTATCAATAAAAGTTGTTCTAGCTTTATTAAACTCTCTAGCCTGAACTATCATCTGTGCTAGAGGATGTTTGTGAGTTGTTAAAAAATTTTTATCAAACTTGGGTTGACCTGACTTTGGAGTTCTTTCATATTTAATATTTAATTTATCAAAAGCTTTCGCCACGCTGACGGCAGCCCATATATCCACGTCAACTCCTGTATCTTGTTTAACTTTGAAGAGAAGATCTTTTTCTTTTTTATTTAAATCAACTTTGATGTGGTTTGCCTTTTGTAAATCAACGCGAACCCCATTAGACTTCATATCTAACAAACAAGGAAAGAGCCGTGTTTCGAGATCAAAGATACTAGACAACTCTTGCTTTATTAATTCTACTTTAAAATGTTGCCATAATCTTAACGTGAGATCAGCGTCTTGTTCTGCATAAGGACCCACATACATTGGCGGTAACTTATACATTTCACTCTTAGCATCAATACCCCACTCTCTTGCGGCTTCATATAATAAAGCTTCTGACTTTGTATCTTTTAAATAATCTTTACCTAATTCATTAAGAGAGTATCTAAATCTATTTTCATCTATTAGCGGAGCAGCTATCAACGTATCAATAATCTTACCCTTAACTTCTATGCCCCACCAGCGAAGCCACCCTACGTCATAAGAAGCGTTGTGAAATATCTTATCGCAAGGAAGCTCCATAATTTTTTTAACCTGACGTTTAACAATCTTTTCGTCAAAGTTGCCACTACCTTCATGGCGTATTGGAAAATAACCTTTCCAACCCTCAACGGCGATGGCAATGCCAGCAATAAAACCGTCACCCCTAGGCCAGCCTGGCCCCATAGTCTTTATGTTAGGATCACAAGTTTCTAAGTCTATCGCTATCTCTGTAGCCTCTGATAAGTTCGGCACCTTCTCTGGTGGAGTCCACTCGCTAGGTGGCTGAAACAGAGGCATTTGAGCCATTAGTCCTCTTTTTGTATTTCAGCAGCAATAGCGGCATAGCCTGCGATATCTATGTATGAATCAGGCGTAGCTTTATATTTAATTCTGGCCACCT